GCCGACTCACGCACATCGCCGCTGCGCTCCAGCACCACACCACTGCCCAGCACATGAAAGACCGTGCCGGCCTTGTAGTCGCCCCAATCCTTTTCTAACTTGATCTTTTCCATGGCTCCCTCAAGTAATGTCTGCCGGCAGGTATTCATGGACAATCACGCGGTTCGCATCAACCGCAGTGGCCACGTGCTGCACAACTCCCGTGGTTGGCGCCGAAGATGTCAAGGCGCCTGCCGTTGACTGATCCAGGTACAGCTTGCCCTCAGACCAGCCATGGCTCTCGAGCCTTACGGTGCCTACTGTCGTTAACATAAAGGTGTCGGCATCAATCACTGTCGAAACCAACCCGTTGGAATATGGCCCAGATGCATCAGCAATAGCTTTCTGCCAAGTTCCCGAAGCCAAGCCAGCGGCATTTGTTTCCGATAGACCGTGAGCCGTTTCGGTGATAACCATTTGCGTACTGCCCTGGCCAGCCAATGTCAGCACCTCATCAGTCGAGACATCACTGAATCTGCGGTAGGGAATGCGGATCTGTGCAAACATCCACTCCTCATCCCCGCTGATGTCCGGTTGTGACGGCTCCAAATACGGCTCGTCAAAATAGATGGTTGAGGTGTGGGCCTCTCGGAAGATCCCCATGAGGGTGTCAATCCGCTGCCGCATGAGCCGGTCACCCTGGCCGGCGATCTCTTCGTAGTAGCCGACCTCCACCGCACAATCCCGCTGCACCCAGTGGGGCGTGAGCCGCTCGGCAAACACATTCTCCAGCTCGAACGACAGCCACGCTGCCGGGTCGCTGGCATCTCCCGTCTTGCTGGGTGGGGTGAAGTTGACCCCGGGCCACTCGATGGTGGTGGTGCTCCAGTTGCCGTTGAGCAACGTGCCGATGACGGTACGCTCATTAGCGAAACCACTCATCAGCCCCCAGCCTTCTTGATAACAGCGCGGGTGATTGCATCTCGCCTTGATTCCAGGTTAGATAGCGCAGGCTTCGTAATGCCACGCGGCGCCCGCGGTGAGCCGATCAGGAACGACCTACGCTTATCGATCTTCTTGGTCATTCGACGGCCCTTGTCAATGAGGTTGAATACTGGCGATGAAGCAACCACCCGCGTCGATACTCCTGGTTTCAGTGACCGCAGCACGGCATCCGTGCTCTGCTTGTTGCCGCCACGTTTGCCGCCACCGATCACACCCGCACCAATCACGCTGCCCCATGAATCCCTACCGTGTTTGGGATTCGGACGGCCTGGTCGGGACTTGCCCACTGGCGTTGTGCTCCTGACCCTGTGCAGCAGCGTCCGGTGGAGCGCCTTGTGCAACTCCAGCCCCACCTCCTCGGCGATGTCCTGAATCTCGGGGATCACCTCACGGGCCAGCGATCCCATCCCCTTGTGCCGAGATGTGGCCACTAGAAGCCCTCCGTGTGCAGCCGCACTGTCGAGAGGGTGTCGCCCGGCTTCAGCGGCAGCAGTTGCCTCACCGCCACCACGCTGCTATTGATGACCAGTTCATCATCGTCTGTCACCGTAATGGCCGCGGCTGAGGTATCCAGCACCACCAGTCGATCCCCTGACTGAGCCAGCGAGCCCTCGAGATCATCCTCTGTGATGTTGAGCACCACTGCCGGGAAGTCATAATCCGTGTAGCTGCTGCTGCTCACCCCGCCCGTGTTGGCATTCACGGTTGTGGCCTGCCGCCGCACCGTCACAGTAAAGCCACCGCCAAAGTGACCCACCAGCCGGGCAGCAGATGCCTGGGCACGAGCAGCGAAGCTCACCTGTACTGCCTCACAATCGCCTCAGCATGGCGCGGGATACCGGCAGCCATGCCAGCAGCCGCCCCGGTGTCATAGCGGATCTCCATGGACTCAAACCGCTCACTGGCCACGCCGCTGGGGATCTGCAACCCACCACGGAACCAGTCAATCACCGTGATGATGGCGGCTTCTTTCAGATCCTGCGGAAACTCCGAGGCCTTGCGAGCCGTCCAGGTTACCGTATTGTCAGCCACCGTGCCTTCGTTGGTGGTCGGCCAGGTGGGCTCTGCAGCGTCACTGGTGCCGGCGGTCGTACACTGATACAGGAACAGGTCAGACTGATCGCTGGCCCGCACGAAGTCGCTGGTGGTGTACGCGGTAGCCGCAGCCCAATCGCCCATGTCCTCGGGCATCACCCAGCCACCCACATACGTGGCGATGGTGTCGTGCTCCTCATTGCCCGTAGGTGTGAAGTGGCTATAGCCACCCATGCCATCCCGCGCCCAGCCATTGTCACGGTAGATACGATCCCGCCGCCAGCCCTCTACGGTGTAGTCAGAGGCCGTCACCGTGGTGCCTGCCTCAGTAATCGAAGTCACCGACTCCACTGGCCAGTTGGTGATGAACATGAACTCACCACCGCGGCCCACCATCGTCTCCTTGACAGTGCGCCGCCACGGCTCCCGCTGCAAGCCGCCGGCACCAGCGAACGCAGCCGCCGCGGCATCAATCAACCGGGTCAGTTTCGTATCGCTGCTACTGTCAGAGATGCCGAGCTCCGTTTTGACCAGCGCCAGATCAATCACCCGCTTGCTGGTCGGCCCAACAGTCGTTTCGATGAATGACCCCTCCACGGTCTACCCCTTGCTCGCCCGCTTCTTTTTGCTGGACCGCTTCTTTTTGACAGGCTCAACCACCGCCCGCTCAGCGTCGGGCTCAACTACTGCCCGCTCAACAACAGCACCCCTCGCCGGCTTGGCCGCGCCATCCTCAATCCAGCGCTTGCCCACATCACTCGGCACGTCCACCTGGTCATCAACTGCAAAGACTCCCAGAGGCCCTGCCATCGGCTTGCACACCTTCACTCTCATGCGTTTCTCCTTAACCCACAGTCAACACAAATGATCCGCTTTTGGCGTTGCCTCCAGAGGCAATGACGATCTTGAGCCGCTCATTGACCAAGTGAACCGGCATCCCCAATACAGCCTCACCGGCCGCCGCATACAGCGCAGCGCCGCCCACCTGGTCATGAACCGCCAAGTGCGGTGATCGTGACGCACTGGCATTCACGCCCGTCTCTGTCCAGACGCCAACGCCCGTCGCCTCACCCGTGATCGTGAACGTCGAGCCATTGTCAAAGTCATCCTTGACATACGCCAGACTGACGATTGGGCCGCGGTACGTTTCCGCGCTGTAGACAGTTGCAGACCCATCCGCAGCCGTTGTTACAGCTATGGTTTCCGTCCGTGCGTATCCCATCGCCCTACGCCACCGGCAGTAGCGTCCAGTTCAGAACCACAGTGCCGCTGATCGTCGCGTCAGTGTTGTCCACGTCCGCCCAGGTGTCGGCATAGTTCACATTGCACACATGCGACTCTGCCGCCTCAAACGCCAGGGCAGGCGCCGAAGTGATGAGGGCTGCAGTGCCCACCAGGTTGACCGAAGAAACTGGCCCAGCACTGATGTCTTCTGCGGCAGCATCCACATCGCCCAGCGTTGCATTCGCGCCGCTGCCAACCAGACTGCCCAAGCCAAGCTCGGGATCATCCGTAGTCGGGGTGCCGGTTGTCAGCGTGATGCCAATGCTGGCCGTAGCTGCATGAATGACATACGCGCCCGCAGGAAACGTATAGATGATCGCTCCGCCAGCTAGAGCCACATTGTCGCCAATCGTAGCCGCCACACTCGAGAGCGTGATAACGCTGGTGTGGTTGAAGCCGTCGCCGTACTCAACCGCCGTGCAGTTCGTGCCTGCCGTGCCGTTGTTGGCAGCGGTGCGGAGATACTTACTGGCGTCCAGAATGGCTGCCTTGCTGGCTACCGAATTGGCAACCGTAGCGCCGTCCAGATAGTCAAACTCAGCCGCCGAGATGCCGCCGCCTGCAATGGCGTTAATCTCAGCCGCCGTGGCAGTAACTGCCGTGCCGGCCAGCTTTAGGCTGCCGCCTGATTCGATATCAAGCTCGCCGCCAGACTCAACATCCAGAGAGCCGCCACTGGCCACAACCTGACGATTGCCACCCTGCTCCCGATAAACCTTGCCTTGGTAACCCATATTGAAACCTCCCCTGGTTGCCCCCCGAGGGCGGGTGGGTTAGACCCGCCCCCGTGAGTAGTCACAAAGACGCGGGAGAATCTCCTACGTCAAACATCATCAAGCTAGGCAGTGCCCTCTGCGGCACTCACATGAAGCTCGCCGCCGCCAACGGTGGTCGAGTCATGCGTCACCGGCTTCTTGCTCGCGCCGTACTGCAACGCGATGATGCCGTCAACAACAGAGTTCTGCGTGGCACGGTTGACAATGCACTTTAGATAGCGCTCCCGCGGCTTGAACACATCCACATAGAAGCACTGGTTGTCATCGTCATCAGCCACCGCGACGTTGCTACCGAGAATCGCCGTGTAGCTGTCGCTCGAGCCGTCATCGCTCGACTGGTGAACCTCGATGGACTGCACACCACTGGCCGTGATTGCACCAAACGGCACAATGAACAGGCACCCCTCGAAGCCCGACATATCAATGCCGCTCGAGGGTGTGATGTCGCTGGCCGCCGCAGCCGCCGCATTGTTGTGGCGGGTGATCTTCACATCCTTACTCAGATTCATCTCTGATCTCCCCTTAGCCCAACTTCACGCGGCTGAAAGCTTCCTCGAGGACCGGCATACCGTCGGTCTTGAGTCGGCCAATGAACTCAACCTGGTTGGTGCGGGCATTGAGCTCGTCAAGCCGCATCAGTTCCATGTCGAGAGAATCCGCGATCCAGTAGTAGGAGAAGTCGCCCAGGATGCCCACGTACAGGCCGCTGGTCATCGTGGCCGGCGCTCTCTCACTGATGAAAGCCGGCAGGCCCAGAAGCTGGTCAGGCTCCCCAACGCGAACATTCTCGCGCCAGAGGTAATTGCCCTCGCCATCCTTCTCCTTGGCAATCTGCGTGGCCACCGTGCGATCAAACAGCCACTTGGCGCTCGGCCAGTAAGCCGGCTTCAAGTTCCACTTGGCGCCAATGAGGCCGTCGAACTTCACCTCGGTACTGCTGTTGCCGGTCGAATAATCCCGACTGGTCGAGATGCCATCCGAGCTCGCTGTAAACACACCCAGCGGCTGCCCAGAACCGTTGCCGGTAAAGTAGGCATCCTCTTCCAACTCCGCAAAGTCGCGGCCAAACTCGGCAGCCACAATGCTGTCAACCGACTGCACCGAATTGCGGAGCAGATCCCTGCTGACCAGGATGGAAGCCGCAGCATACTGCGGGTAGAGTTCCCGCTTGCCGACGGCATAGGTGCTATCGGCAGTCGGCGCGACAATCTCGCCGCCCCAGGCCGCACTCGACAGAGCCGCGCTCCGATACGGAACGCCCAGGCTCTTGGCGTTGACCATGCTGAACTTCCGCGCCCACTGGCGAACGAACGTCTGGTCATCCTTCGTCTTGATGAGTTCGTTGATGAACTGCTCTTCGGGCACCAGATAACCAGCCTGGATATCGTTGTCCGTTTGCAGCGCTCGCCGCTCACCCTCGCTCAGATACTTGTCGCCTTCACGCAGGTAACGGCTGAAAGCCGCGGCCCGCGTTTCGGCCTCGGGATCGCTCTCCCGGCTCTCGAGCTGGTCATCCTCGGACGCCACGCCACGGCTGGCAGCCACGTCACGCTCGGCACCCTCAAGGGCCTCGATGCGCTCGTAGTCCTTCCGCAACCCGTCGGCATCGGCCATCATCTGATCAAACCGCGCCTCATCCTCATCGGACCAGGTGCGGTCTTCAGCCTTGGCCTCTTCGACCAGCACTCGAGCGTCATGGATCAGCTTGGCCCGCTGTTCCCGTAGCTCTTTGCTATTCACTTGGTAACCTCCCTCTCCCTAGCGCGGGCCAAACAAAAAGGGCACAAGGCCACAGAGCCCACGCAATTTGTGTATTGCGTGACCGCTGTGACGTTGTGCCCTAGAACTCGGCTACGGCTGGAGCGTCACTACCAAGTCAATCGAACAGCTACGGCTTCGTGCCCCGTTGGGCATTGACTCGGGCCAGCAGTCTGTCAAACAACCGTAGGCTGCATCTCAATGCAACCTGTGTGCAGTATAGCACACTATGCAAACATCACTCAGCCTCAGCCAGCCGCAGTCGCCGCTTGGCCTGCTCGATGGCCTCAGCCTGTGTTTCCGCCTTGGCTTTCTCAGCCTCGTCAATGATGTCCTGCTCAGCCTTGCGGTGATCCTCCAGGCTCCGCAGGGCCACGCTGGTGTCGCTGTAAGCCGGGTTGGTCACCGGCCCCACCTGGAACAGCCTGGCGCTGGTCACCGTCCGCAGATCAGTGCCGTCCTCATCCTTGCTCCACTCCTCACCGCCCGGCTCCACCACAAACTCGAAGCTACTGCCGCGCACGTCACCGCGCCGGATCGACTCGGACAGATCACGACCCACCGTGGTATCAGGCAAGCTCACCTCATAACGCAGCCCGTCATCATCCTCAGCCACCGCCAGAGTGCCCGCCACTGTCCTGCCCAGAATGGCACTCGGGTTGTGGTTGTACGTCGCCACAATGTCTTCATCCAAGTTGGTGAATGCACCACGCACAAACTGCTCCTGAAAGCCACCCAGGTTCTGGGACAACGACTCCCACGGTGGGGCGTGGCTCACCAGCGTCATGCCCTCTTCACCATCACGGCTCTCAATCTCGATAGGTACGAAACGGCTTTCTCTGTCCATGGTCATCTCCTACTTGGGGCTCACCCCACATTTGCAGCCCCGGTGTAGTGGCGGGTGCTGAATGATCTGCTTCGTTTGCAGCGGCGCGGTCTGCTCATCCTCGGGATCGACTGTCTCACCCTTCCGCAAGAACGCACCGGACACCTCCACCGTGCGCCCGTGCATCTTGGTGCAGATCGGGCAGGCACCACGATTGGCCACCCACTGAATGACCGTGACACCAGCCAAAGCATAGACCGCCCTCGAGATGGCACTGGTGGCCTGTGTGGCTTCCTTCAGAGCCGTCTTGCTGGCGGTGGTGTCCTGCCACCCCGTCAGCCGCTCCTCGACCAGAGCAGCCGCCTCTTCCTCTGACTCAGCCTCCCGCACCAGCGCTACCAGTTGATTCTCCTGAGTCTTCACATACCGGGTGGTGGCAGCCTCTGTGTAGCCATCGGTGAACTCACCCAGCCGCTGCTCAATCTCGCCGGCCTCTGCACCCGCCTCAGCAATCGCCACCGCAGACACCTCCCGCAGCAGGGCCAGTAGCACTGGCGTCAGAGCCCGTGACACGAACTCCCGGTGGTCGGCATAGAACTCCACAACCCACTCGGTGAAGCCCGGGCGCCCCTGCTCCGGCATCTTCTTTAGCTGCCGCTTGATGGCGTTGCGCTCCCTGGCCACTACCCTGTGCAACGCATCCTCGATCAGCTGCCGGAAGGTTTCCTGTATCCGCCAGCGATCCTCGAGTGAGCGATTGGCGCGGAACTCCACATCCATTGACCGCACCTCACCCGCTATCGGTGGCGGCATGGACGGCCCACTGACAGGCACCGGCACCCCATCATCATCCAGCAGCGCCACGTTCTGCGGCACGATGTATTGATCCCCACCCTCTGCTGGATTCAGGTTCTCCAGATTCCGCACCTCATTGCGGGTCATGATCCCGTTGAGGATCATCTTGACGTAACCCTCAGACCGGGTGGCAAAGTCGCCACGGAGCAGGCCATGTGTCACATGCTCAGCGAAATACTCCGTGCCGCCAAACAGCTTCCGCTGGAGCTCCTGCTCCCAGACCACCAGCCACGGCACCACGTGGTCTTGAGCGAAGGCTAGCGACTGCTCCTCGATGTTGCTGTAGGTGGCGTTCTCGAGGTCACCCAACTTGTGTGGCGGCAGGTTGTACAGCCGCGCCACTTCGCTCACCTGGAACAGCCGCACCGCCAGCAGTTGTGCATCCTCCGGTGGCACTCCCGACGACTGGTAATCCATGCCCTCATCCAGCACGGCAAACTTGTGCGCCCGGTCTGGCCCCTTGTGCAGCGCCTCGAGGCTCAGCCGCAGCCGCTCCCTCGCTTCCGGGCTCATGTTGCCTGGTGCCTTGATGAAGCCGCCAAAAAACGTACCATTACCAAAGAACGCACCCGCCGTTCGCTCAGCAGCGAGCGCCAGCCCCAGCCCTTCCCGATGGGCCTGGATGGGTGACAGCCCCTTGATGCCATCCGTTGAGAAGTTGGGGATGTGCAGCATGTCCGCTGCCGCCACGGATGAATCCGGTTTGTTGTGGTTCGTCACCCGATACACCAGCTTCCCAGCCACCCGCTCTGGTGTCACCCGGCTGGGGTGCCGCCTGTGCAGCCCTATGGCCCTGGCACCGCCATCCCTCTCGATCTCCGAGTAGCCGTTACCCCACAACAGCACATCGCCCTGCATCGTCCGCCGCCATGCAGCGCTGGTCACATCGCCATTCGGTGTGGTCTTGAGTATCGGATACAGCGGGTGGTCCCTCGCCTCATCCTTGCCCCGCGGTTCCAGCGACTTGTACACCTTGAGCGGCAAGCTCGAGATGGTACGCGCCGACACATTGACCGCCGAGTAGACCGCCGCGATATTGAGCGCAGTGGTTTCAGAAACCGCCATCCCACTAGCCGCATCACTCGCACCGCCGCTGAACCAGTTGTACAGGAATGAGTTGGGATTGCTTAGCGCCGTCGCTGCCCCTGTTGATGCTCTCTTCTCTAGTAGACCCTCAAGTATGCTCACCTCGCCACCCTCCAACTATCTACCCACAACAGCAAGCCGAAGGCCGCAACCCCCACCCGCCAATCGACAAACGCAACGCCAGTACCCAGCAGTAGCAAACCCAACAGGCCCTGAATGGCTCGGGATCTCATCGCCTGCCCACCGATAGACTCAACGTGAGCACCAGGATGCACACCTCAATCTCGAGCCAGTCATCCAATGTCCGAAAGTCCAACATGACACCAAGCCGCGGATAGATGCTGTCGAATATGAGCCGAAGATCAAACCGGCCCAGCACAATGCCCCTGCCCCGGATCGACTTCCTCATATGACTAGCACCTCCGCATCGGGATCTTCGTAACGACTGGGCTGCGGCTCCTGGTGCCGCATCATCCGAGACATGGCCATCAGGATCGCCACTACCCCGTCAATCTTGTTCTCTGGGCGTTCCTTGTTTGGCTTGATGTTGTCGGTCTTGTCTCGGTGTGCCACCACGTTAGACACCATCCAAGTCAACACCGGATCGCCGCCGTGATGGAACATCCCGCGATTGACCAGTGACCCCATCTCTTTCATGGGCTCTGAGAAGTTCTTGATAGTCGGCGCGATCTCCACCACCGTGGCACCCTTCGACTCGAGGTTGGTGGCCAACTGAGTCGCCCGCCACGGGTCATAGGCGATCTCCTCCACCTGGAATGTCTTGGCCATGGCGAGAATCTCAGCCTCGATATAGTTGAAGTCGATAATGTCGCCCGGCGTCAGCTCCAGCTTGCCTGTCGCTGCCCACGCCTCATAGTTCTTATGAACCAGCCGCGCCTGCTCCAGCAGAGTGCCCCTCGGCAGAAAGTACCGGAGCGATGTGTACAGGTGCCCATCCCGCCGCCACACCAGCGCAATGGCGCAGATGTCATCCCGGCTAGCCAAGTCCACTCCCATCCAACAGGGCACACCCTTAAACTGCCCCACATCGAACGCCTCACCACAGACATTCCAGGTGGACAGGTTCATCCAGCGAATGTCAGCCGCCACCCAGATGTTGAGCCGCTTTGTCAGAAACGCTGATTGCTTGATCGGATCTTCCTGCGCCTGCTTGCAGCGACTTTCCAGGTCCGCCTGGAACACCGACACGCCCAAGTTGGGATTGGCCTTAATCCAGCAAGCCGGATCTGTCCACTCATCTCCCTTGTCACCGCCATCGAGTGACTCGGGCTGGTCGAGCGTGTAGATGATGCCGAAGACCCGCTCATCCACCACCACACCCTCAAGCACTCGCTGCACATAGTGCTCCATCTGGAAACACGGCCCGCCCAGATTGCTGCCGGCTGTCGTGATGATCCACAGCAGCGGCTGCTCCCGAGAGCCCATGCCCGTCTCCATGGCATCCAGCACTTCATTGTTCTTGTGGGCGTGGAACTCATCAATGATGGCCACATGCGGATTCTTGCCGTCCAGTCCCTTGACATCCGAGCTCAGCGCCTCGAACTTCGAGCCCGTCTCTATGGAGTAGATGTTGTGCGCCTGCGAGCGGATATCAAACCGGCTCTGAAGATCAGGTGACTTCCGCACCATCTGGTTGGCAATGTCAAAGGCAATCCGCGCCTGGTCCCTGCCTGTCGCCGCCGAGTACACCTCCGCGCCAGCCTCCTCCTCTGCAAACCCACCGAACAGGCCCACGCCTGAGCACATCGTGGTCTTCGTATTCTTGCGAGCCACAGACACATAGACCGTGCGATACAGCCGCACCCAACCATCCGCCTCTTCATCCCATACCTGCCAGCCGAAAGTCTGAGCCAGAATGAACTGCTGCCACGGCTCGAGTTCGATATCCCTGCCATCCCTGGCCCAGCGCCCCTTGACATGGGGCAGCCGCTGGATGAACTTGCAAACCCGCTCGGCCTCATCGTAGTTGTAGCGGATATCCTCCCGCTCATCCGCCAGCCAGGACTCGTACAGGTCGAGTTGATACTGACAGCGCAGCCGCACCCACTTGCAGGCGACAACACGCCCAGCCACCACATCTTCAGCGTAACCAAAAGCCGCTTCTGAGTGAGGATGGCTGGCCTGTGTCATATATCGTCAAACTTGTTGGGTGCTTTGGCGGGTTTGATGGCTTTGACTTTGGTACGGGCTGCTGGCGTCAGGCCGAGCTCCAGCCTTAGCCGGTGTAGATCCTGCCGCACCTCTCGCAGGATCGTGGTATTGGGATTGCGATACTTGTTGCCCTGCGTGTTCGTCAGCACCCGTCCCTCATGCCGAATCCTCCGAATCAGAGTGGTCTGCTCAGCCTTCAGGTGGCAATAGTCGGCCCAGGTGCCCAGGTCGGCCACCGTCAGAACACCCTTGGCCAACATCTCGGGGCCTTCCTCCTGCCAGATGGCCTTAGCCGATTTGTTCAGCATGGACGGCGGATCAGGAAGCTCAGCCACCGTTTCTAGCTCCGGCTCGTCAGGATTCATCCGCGACGGCTTTGTGCCCTTCAACAGCCGCAGCCCTCGAGGGTCGGGACGCCTGCCGCTTGAACCCGTGCCGGCCATCAGGCTATCCATCCCCTTGGATTTGAGGTGTCATATTTTGTCCGTGAGTAAATATGGC